TTCTAGTGCATAGCTAGCGTGCAATGCCATCCAGATTGCTCTAATATGCTCTTTTTCTGAAACAACTTCGCCGAGTTCTTTACGGCAGTTAATAACGTGCAACTTGTCATAGTAGTTGCCTACTGAACTTGCCATTCCAACAATTTCTTCTGTGTTGTGGATTGTGTTAAACACATCCTTAGGCACGTTATAGATATTGCGGATAATATGACTGTAACTCTTGCTGTGAATGTTAGTTTCAAAGAAACCCCAGTTGTACATTAGCGCTTCAAGTTCAGGAAGGCTGCATACAGGAGCAAATACCTGTGTAGGACCTCTACCCTGAAGGCTATCCAAAGCAGTTTGGCGAAGTAGGTTACTAGTAAAAATATGCTTGACAGCATCGCTGGCCTCCTTAAAGTCGTTACTATCTTTTGTGAGGCTTACTTCTTCTGGTTGCCAAAAGAAACCACGTGCAGTTGCATCAAAGTCTGCTATCTTCTTGTATTTGACTTCTTCAAAACGTTGGATGACCACCGGACCAGCTGGGTCCAGAAACATCTTGCGATTCAGATAGTCTGTTGGTTTAGATAAATCGTACTGTGCTTTACTCATTATTATTTTCTTCCTTAATTTAATGTTTATGAAATCTTGATAACCCCATTGGGTTTGTTTCTTTTTGGCAAGTGATACAACATAGTTTAATTTTAGCAGGATTACTATTTATAAAAATATGATCGCCTTTGTCCATTTGTTCTCGCATCCATTTTGCATGATTAATACCATGTTGCTTTTTCCATTCTGAATTAACAAAATGATGAGTTCCTGCTGCTACTCGGTCCGAAGCTACGCTAGTACCATCTGGCCGCTTTAATAAATTATGTGTTCCTTCTGCTACTAGTTTTTTTGTTATTTTTATCCTGTTGAGTTAATTCTATAGTATTCCACACATTTCGATTGTGCGTTACCCTGTCTTTTAGTAATCTCCAAGTTTTTTCTTGGGGTGTTTCTGTCCACGTAAAATACAGACTGTTTAGTGGTGGTCGACCAGTTGATTCGTCATATAATGTTTGGTGTTGGAAGTAGTATTTAAGCCAAATCTGTTTTCCGCTGGTCATACGAGTCGGAAACAGCGCAAATTTTTTACTTTCCATTAAGTTGCAAAGTGTTGACGCACTACTGCTAGTTTGTCCTCATACTCTGCAATCTGTGCAATTTCAGCTTCTACTGCCGACATCCAGTCAGTGTGGTCATGAATAGCCATGGGATTGTGCAGCATGATCTCCACATTCATCTTGTGTTTTTGAACCTGTGCCGAAAAGTGTGCTTGCAATGTTGTTAATAGTTGATCTCTCATTTTGAATCCCTTAGTATGTTAACCATTCTGTTGGCCAGCTCTTTGAACCACGCTTCGTCATGACCGCGAGTGGTTTCTGCTGCTACACCAATACGCACACCTGATGTCTCAACAAAGCTTCTTGTGTCGCCAGGCACTCCGTTTTTATTTGCAGTGATACCATTTGCTTCCAACAAGTCAGCAAACTCGCGTCCACTGTATTGTTCTTTACGCAAGTCTATAGTCATCATGTGACACTGAGTCCCACCAGACACAATATCAACACCGGCATCCATAAACGTTTGTGCCATTGCATGTGCATTGATACGGATACGTTTGGCGTACAACGTAAACTCTGGCTGCAATGCTTCGTAGAAACACTGTGCCTTGGCTGCAATGATGTGCATCAATGGACCGCCCTGTGTGCCTGGGAAAATAGCACTGTTGATCAGTTTGGAGTGGTCGGGATCATTCCATAAAATCATGCCGCCACGCGGGCCGCGCAGTCCTTTGTGTGTTGTGGTTGTTACAATGTCAGCATGGGGGAACGGGCTGGGATACTCGCCGCCTGCGATTAGACCTGAATAGTGAGCAATGTCTGCCAACAGCAGAGCACCCACGCTGGCTGCAATCTCTTCAAAACGGGCCCAGTCAATCACTTGACTGTAAGCACTGGCGCCAGCAATCACCATTTTAGGTTGAGTGTCCCATACCAACTGTGCCACAGCATCGTAATCAATTAGTCCCTGTTCATTGACTCCGTAACTGTGTGAGTTGAACCAAGCGCCGCTGGCATTGACTTTGGCACCGTGACTTAAATGCCCACCACTGGCCAAGTCCATACCTACAATAACATCACCTGGCTTTAGAAATGCCTTGAATACTGCTAGGTTAGCATTGGCACCGGAGTGTGGTTGAACATTAGCAAAGGAACAATTAAATAGTTTGGTGGCATACTCAATAGCCAGTAGTTCTACCTTGTCTACTTCATCGCAGCCATTGTAATAACGCTTGCCTGGCAGTCCTTCTGCATACTTGTTTGTGAAGATACTGCCACAGAGTTGCATCACTTCATCACTAGCAAAGTTCTCACTGGCAATCAGTTCAACTGTGTCTGCTTGGCGAATGCCTTCTGCAGATAATATACTTAAAATACGTTTATCAATCATTTTAGTTGTTTTCTCATAATGTCTTGCTCACTATATAATTATACATTTTTATTCATCTTGTGTCAACATCCCAAGTGAGTTTTCCAAAAATCAGTTTAACTAAGTCTGCATTCATATTGTATCTTCTGTATATAGGTTCCGTGCAATAACTGCACGACAACAATGGTTTATTTTAAGTATTTGAATGCGTATTTATTCATATCTCAGTGTTTGTACTTATATTCTGTAAGCGACAGTAGTCATAATCTTACTAACTGCTTTCATGACAGATTTAGCACTTTTAGGAAGTTCTGTAGCGCCAGCGTGTACCGCTGCGGCGCCGTGTGCTGCTTCATCTTGTTTCATCTGTGTTATAATAACTCGACTAGCGTGATCATTCACAGGCAATTTCGACAAGTGATCTGCCAGATGCTGTTCCACTTGCCTTTCTGTTTCTGCTACAAATCCCAAACTTTGAGCATCGCCGCCTATTTTACCAGCTGCGTACCCCATTGCAAATGCTCCAATGTACCAAATAGGATTCAGTAGGCTAGGCTTACCTCCCAATTGGTCTAATCTCTGCCGGCACCATACTAGGTGATCTACTTCTTCTCGACCTGCTTTTTCAAACAGGTTTTTAAGTGCAGAGTCTTGAGTGGCTAGGCATTGTCCACTATACAATGCTTGGGCGCACACTTCCCCTACGTGATTCACTCGCATTAATGCTGCACTGTGATTGTTTTCTTTTTCAGTCAGTTCGGCAGTATCGGCTTTGCAAGTTGGTGACGATCTGCTAGCATAGGGTTTTGAAAACAGTGTGCGCAGGGCACAGTCAGCGGCGATTAATAAATGGTCTATATTCATATCTTATTATGTATCCACGAACGCTCGTTCGATTATGTACTGCCCTGGGTCACGCAAACTGCCTTCTTTCATACCTTGTTGTTCACACCACAGCATGATTTCTTTATTAAAAGCCATGTTTCCGCACAGCATGATTTTGTCTTGTGCAGGGTCTATTGCCAACTTACCCGAACTTAGTTGAGTCGTGATTCTGGGATCGCCCTGACCAGTAACCACAGGTTGATAATCCATCAGACTTTTGATTGTGGCATGTAGCTCACCGGATCTGTGATGATCCAAGAATGCTGTGTGCAACTCACGGCGATATGCCAAATCTGCTGCATCTCTTACGCTGTGTACCAAATGAATCCGAGACCAAGTTTCCAAAGTTTCCAAGTCTTGAATCAGACTCATAAACGGTGCTAGACCAGTGCCAGTGGCTAGTAACCATAGTTCGCCGCCTTTGAGTAAAGCATCATTTCGCAGTGTGCCAGTAGGCTTGTCACCTATAATGACTTGATCGCCTATCTTGATATGTTGCAATCGACTGGTCAATGCACCATCGGCTATTTTAATACTGAGAAACTCTAGTTCTTCACTCCAAGGCGGACTCACCATACTGTAGGCTCTGCGAATACGTTTTCCTTCGTGCATAACACCAATTAATACAAATTCGCCAGCGTTAAATCTAAATGCAGAGTTTCTAGTAGTCCTTAAACTGAAAGTTCGATCACTCCAGTGATGTACAGCAGTGACTGTTTCTTCAAATATCATTCGCACTATTCCAAATAATTTGTTTTACTTTTTAGTATCGTAATCGTCAGCATACGCATGGTTCACTTCGCTGTGTCCTTGTTCATCGGCCCTTACCGCTATTATAACATCTCTAAGTCTAGCGTCAACAGGTAAATTCCAATAATCGATGGCTAATTGTGGTGCAGGCACATTGAGCTCTGGATTGGAATCAACCTGGGCCAGATAATCTGTGTAACTGATCACTGCTTCTTCTTCAAAATAGCCCACAATCCTATGTGCTGTGCGGGGGAAGAATATATAGATGAACAAGAACACATGCCAGAAAACAAATTGCGCCACAAGCACCAACATACGTTCAAACCAATTAGGTTTGACGATTTCAATAAATGTCATCAAGTGCATACGTTCGTTTTCTGCCTCAGCTAACAACATTCGAATCTTGGGACCATATCCTGTTTTCATCTGACGTAGACTTTTAAGATGCGTCCACATTCCTGCAACCATGCCAGGCACGGCTGCTACTGTTTCTAGTACAACTGCTCTGTGTCCGTACTGTTTTAGAAAGAATGTATCTGCTACCCAGCGCAGCATCATAGTAAATCGTTTTGCGTTGCGGTCGCTGATAGTAGTAGGGATATGATGCATTTAATATTTTCCACTTGCTAACACAATTTTGCAAATATGTTCCAATCTCTCTACATGTTCATACGCCCGCCATGGTGTTGTGTCAATAGCAACAACACCGTGTCCTTTGATACCTACGATGTCATAGGCAGTATTACCGTCTTTATCTAGTTCTAAATTCCAGTGGCATTGATCTGCAAGTTCCTGACTGATAGGAGCAACATCTCCTACATTAGGCGCAACTCGAGTATAGCGATTAAGTTCTGGAAACGCATCACTAACTGTGCTTAAATTAATGCCAGCATGCATTGCTGCAATACAGTAAGTAGGATGTACATGTACAACTACTCGAACTTCACCCGCATGTTGGCCCATTTCTTTTTGTAAGCCAAAGTGCAATGGAATCTCACCGCTTGGTGTTAAGTTCTTACTAATATCAGTATAAGGTAACTCTTGCCAGCTATAGTTAATGGCAGCAGTACCGTGACCACTATGTATAGTTTTATCAATACCAATCTTTTTAAACTGATCAGGTTGCAGAGTCTGCTTTCGGACACCACTAGGTGTAATGTAAAAGTGGTCTCTATCGTGATGGCGAATACTCACGTTGCCGTCACGGCTGGTAATCCAATTGCGTTTATACGCATCTAACATCACATCACATATTGTTTCTAACATTACTTTATACTCTAAAACTTTCACCGCAACCACACCGGTCACGCTCGTTGGGGTTAGTAAATTCAAACCCCTCATTCAATCCATTGCGTACCCAATCCACAACTATTCCGTTTAGGTAGGGTTCATCTTTGGTGCTTATTAATACAGCAAACTTAGATTGAGCATAATTTGTTACACCCTCCTCGTACTCGATGCTGTCTACATATTCTAACACATATGCCAATCCACTGCAACCAGTAGTTCTAACTGCTATTCGAATACCCACACCCTTGCCACGGCGTTCTAAATTCTGGCTAATTCGTTTACTTGCTGTTTCGGTTACGGTAATCATCTATCGCAGCCTTGATTGCTTTGTTTTGTAATCTAAAATTGCTGCTTTAAGACTATCTTCAGCCAAAATGCTGCAATGAATTTTTACGGGCGGAAGCGCCAACTCCTCTGCAATCTGACTATTTTTAATAGTGCTTGCTTGATCCAATGTCAATCCTTTTATCATTTCTGTTACAAGGCTTGAACTTGCAATTGCACTGCCACATCCATATGCCTTGAACTTTGCATCAATTATAATATCTGTCGCTGGATCAACTTTAATACTTAACTGTAAAAGGTCACCGCATGCCGGTGCTCCGACGAGTCCAAAACCTACATCACTATCTTTTTTATTAAGAGTTCCTACATTTCTGGGGTTCTCATAATGGTCCACCACAGCAGCTGAATAAGCCATTTTAATCTCCTATTATAGATTGTACTACTTCCATCGGTTGATCAAAATGCCATTTACGACGATTCTCTTCACCCGTTATAAACTGTATATTATTTCGTTGTCCTAACAATATAGGATCTATTCCTAACTTAAACCCTTGCATTATAGAAATAATGTGATCTAATTGCAAGTCTGTAGGATGTTTCCCACAAGTTGGTATCTGCTCTCCAGCCTGTTTCATTTTTTTAAGGGTTCTATATGTTGCGTACCTGACTTTGCTTCGATACAGTTTTAACAAATCAGTTTGCGGATTTTTTAGTCTTAGATTATTAGTCTTACCTTCCCAGTTAGGATTATTTTCGCCCTTCCATTTCAGACTTTGTGTTTCACTGGACAATCCCTTATTCCAGCCCCACCCTTTCTTTAATCCTTCTGTATTCTGTTTGGCTTTTTGTTCTTCTGTAAGTTTGATACCTTTGTTCCATGGTTCATACTCTCCTCGGTTCAACGGGTTTTTGCATTTCTGAGAACAATAATCTAAAAATCGTGGACGAGTTTCAAATTCACTCTTACAAAATAAACACTGTTTAAAATTACCATACTTGTTTTTCATACAAATATTTATCATCTTGGCGCACCCGCTTATTTATTGGTTACTTTGGCTGAGTACGACATTTATTGTTCTCCAGTTTATTATCTTCCAGATGTTCTGCAAGTATTTCTTTTTGTCTGCTTGATAGTCCAGGGCCCATGCATGTTCCCACCAATCAATCAACAACACAATGTCATTGCGTACTTCGTGGTTCACAATAGTTTTGATCTTGCCATCCTGTGCCAAGTACACCCATCCACTACCTTGTATCTTCATGGCCACAGTTTCGACTTGGTCTCGGAATGCATCATAGGTTTTATAATGCTGTTCGATAAACGCTAAACTGGCATCGTAAGGTCTATTAGCACCTTGTGGTGCATGTAATTGACCAAAGTATATGTTGTGCAGAAATGCGCCGGCTTCATTGAAATCAGCATCGCCTTCGCCTTTGTTGTAACGATCAACATAGCCCTTATACAAAGTGCCGTAGTGATAGTCAAGAGTTTCTTTGCTCTTGACAGGTGCCAAATCTGTAGGTTTGTAAGGCAAAGGCAAATGAAACAATTTGTCTTTTTTTCCTTCTAGGAGGACATTTCTAATAAAATTATAAGCCATTATAGTTTGTCCAGTCGGTGTCAAGAGTTGGAATCCATCCACTCCTAAAATATTTTATCATATTCATATATGTCCTATTACTTTACTTTCATTAGTATAACATTTTCCGTTTACAACTTACAAGATAAACAATCTTCCTCGTCATCAAAGTTAATTGGTTCTAGCATAGTAGGCGCATCGTCTGCAGCCATCTTGCTGCCTGCTTTGTTAATTAAACTGTAGTAGAAGGTCTTAAGGCCCCATATATGCGCCTGCATCAAGTTCTTGGCAATTAATGTAGTTGGCACTTTACGATTTGGAAAGTGTGCTGGATTGTAGAATGTGTTAGTACTAATACTTTGGTCAGTGTAGGCCGCAATAACAGCCGCTGTCTTAATGTAACCAACGCAGTCTTTCTGCTCCCACATCAGCTGATACTTGTTCTTCAACTTGTTATATTCGGGAGCAACTTGCGTAAACGATCCTGCTTTTGATTCTTTAGTGGTAATTAAACTCATTGGCATTTCAATACCATTGGTACTGTCGATAACCACTGAACTAGACTCAACAGGAGCAACTGCACCATTGGTAGCATTGCGCACACCGTGGATTAACATTTCTTTGCGTAACGTTTCCCAATCTAATTCAGGAGTAAAGTCGGTTAACTCGTTAACGCCCTTAGCACGTAGTTCCCAAGGAAATATTCCTTGACCGTAACGAGTATGGTCGCTGTCTAAACACTTACCACGCTCTTTAGCTAGTTCAACTGACATTTCTGTTAAGTAGAATGACTGGTGCTCTTGCCAGCTCTTAACCTCAGCCAGTGCATCTTTCTCACCGTACTTAAGGCTGCGCTTGGCATGCCAGTATGCTAGGTTAGTAATGCCAATGCCCAATGGGCGAATCTCATCGTTACTGAGTTTACTCTGTATCGACAAAAAGTCTTGATAGTCAAGAATGTTATTTAGGCTACGATGTAGAATTCTACAAGCTCTACGCATATCCTCTGGGTTCCGGAACGCTCCCCAGTTCATAGATCCCAAGGTACACAGGGACACTCTGCCCTCGACTTCATCAATTTCATAATACTCGTATTCGTCATCTAGTTCTTCCGGTAGACATTCTATCTCTTCATATAATGCGTTCATTGTTCATCCTAGTTATTTCTTAAAAGTTTGCCATGTTTTATCAAAAGATGTCTACTTATTCCAGTTGCATCTATTGCCTCAACTAATGTGTTATATGTAACATCATTATATTTTATTTTTGGGTCAGCATTGGCTCTTTTTGCTTTTTTTACGCCATCACTGTTTATTTTACTTTTTTCACTATCTGTTAGATATTGTTTTTCCTTAAACTCATATATAACATTTCTGTTGTTAGTAAGTTTACGACACTTATATCCTTTATAGTGTCCTCTATTGCCTCTTGCTACAGCACTCATTGCACTAGCATTTAATCCATTATTTCGACAAAATTCTAACATATTTTCTAAAATTAAATGTTCGCCGGTTGGAGTAGTAATTTCCCAAGTATCTGTTAGTTTTGCTTTTTGTTCAGCAGACATTGGAAGATTTTTATTGCCGCCACCATCAATGCCGTTTTCTTCAATTAGGTTTGCCCAAATTCTTTCACCGTCTGTGTTCCTAGCATTTACAATATTATTTTCTTTGCTAAAATTAATAGCAAATTGATATATCTGGTCTTTGTTCTCAAATAATTGACACCATACTGTTTCAACTTCGGTGCCGTGTTCTTTAAGATGCCTTTTCCAATAAGTACCAGACCCTAGATATTTTATAGGGTCTTTTCCGGTAGTTTTACAAAGATATTTCAATCCAGTAATTTTATGTTTCTTAATCATTAGCCACGTGGGTGTAAAAGTCATTTATTATTCCTAAAGTACATTGTAGTTATTTATCATTACTATGTACTTTAGGCACGTTTAACTATGATATCTTTCTGATCTTAACTATATCATTAGACTTGTTTTTCATAAACTCATCTACCTTATCTTTTTTAACACGAACTGTCTTTCGTGTTGGATCCAGGCGTTTGAATGATTTGGTTGGTAATAGAATCTCACAACACAAGTTACTTTGATAAATCGCATGATATTCAGGATTGAAAGGCCCTTGGTTCATTACATTATCAATGAATACAAGATATATTCGACCTGTGTCCGTGCGTTCCTTCAAAATACCACTCTTGAACACTTCTTCAGCACTCATAGTCTTTTTACGTAGACCTTTCTGCTTTTCGTACTTGACATACAGTTCTTCAAACAAAGAGGTATCTCTGTAGAACGCTTCATACAAGTCAGGTACTTCATTAGGGTCAAAGAATGTTATTTGTTCTTTGTTCTTGAACCGTCTCCAGAAGAAGGCAGAAAGAACCACTCCGTAATCCATATGTCGGACTCGAGTTTCTTCAGTGCCTTGATTATTTTTAAGCACAATAAGATCATCAAACTGATGATGCCAAATAGGATAAAACACTGTAGCACTAGCATTACGAATTCCACCTTGTGAACATGAACGCAAATCACCAAACCATTTCTTTAAGAACGGTATCATGCCTGTGTGTTGAATTTCCCCGCCACGAATCGGGGCACCTAATGAACGTAGACGTCCAATTTCTAAACCAATGCCAGCACGTTTGCTAGCATACTTTGCCATCATCTCACCAGATGCAAAAATACTATCCAAGTCATCATCGCTACGAATAAGAACACAGCTACTAAATTGCTTAGTAGGAGTGCCCAAACCGGCCAAGACCGGAGTTGCAAGAGTAAAGAGTCCATCACTAGCTGCATTGTAATATTCTTTGATGTAACGCATACGTGCGCCGCTTGGTTCTTCTTTGTGAAAAATCGTAGCAGATGCAACCATGTATCTAATCTGTGGAGTTTCGTAAATTTCCTTTGTTGCACGATTACGTACCAAGTACTTTTCAATTAACTGTTCAATGGCTGCATATCCATACTGTTCATCTTTTTCATGATCCAGCATGTCATCCATCTTGTTCCACTCGTCTTGACTGTACCAGTCTAATAATTCACTAGTGTACAGGCCAACAGCAACATTCTTCTTTACAATTTCGTAAAGGTGGGGAACTTCATATGACTCATATACATTCTTCCTCAACATTGATAGCCGCTGTTTACCTGCTACATATTGATAGTTAGTATGTCCTACATCGGGATTTTGTTCTACATCGATTAGGTCAACAATAGCACGTAATGTGATACCGTCAATTTCTTCTGTTGTTATGTTATCGTAAAAGTGCAATTGCGCTTTAATCTCAATCATTGACTGACTGACATCTGCAATACCTTTACATACTTTTGCGATCTGTGCCTGCCACTTCTCGATCATCAATGGCTCTTTCGCTCCACTTCTTTTTATTACCGTAATCGTTGTCATCTACGCCTCAATCTTTATTGTCTGATATTTACCATTGATGTTACTTGGTCCACATCAGTCTGGTTTGAATTTTTTCTAACACATCAATGCTGCTAACTGTTCTATATTCGTAATTTATAACATATGTGTTGTCAATTATTAACATATAGATAGGATCTTTTTCTTCCGGGGAAGTAGAAGTATGTATCTCAATTTGGGAGTTCATAAATCGCTGCGTTAACTTAATAGTATACAGCATGCCTATTACAATTGCAAGCTCATCGAAGTTTCCATTGGCAATTAGTGTCCAAGGATCGGGCCATTCTTCAGGATTTTGGTGATCTAGATAGTGACTAACAAACGGAGCATGACCCCAGAGATCAGCAACATCTTCAAAAGGAGTGTTGCTAGTTTCTAGTGTTTCTCTAAAGTGTTTCCAGGCTGTTAGTCTATCGTTATTATGTAGATTAAACACCGTAGGTAACATCAAAAGAGATGATACCTTCAAAACTCGGGTTCGGGTTTTGGTAGGATAAAACGACGGTGTCAACTGCACTGTCAAGATTAGGACTTGCTAATGCTGCTGAAAATTCTAATGCTGCCATTATAGATCCTCCTTCGGATATTACTGACGATGATGAATATTGATAATTATCAGTGATTGATACTTCAGAGCGGTCGTCTCCAACTAATAGAGTTAGTTCGCCTGTTCTAGTAAACACTCCCAAATTTAAAAAGTAACTTATAGTCATATACTTGTTAAATGCTGAGAATGCTGCCAATGGTGATGCATAGTCAACTACTTTGATTTCTAAGTTAATGCGTTCGTTAAATGAAACCTTATCGCCGTTGTATACTTCGACTACTGCGGCATTAGCTTTTAATGACGCTTGTTGTCGATCACTAGAGCAATTTAATACTCTGTTGTTTGTCTTTTCTTCAAAGTAAACTATTGGAGTCTCTGGAGCACTTGCAGTTCCTATTCCGTTGCCGCAATTTTTAAATGAGCAATCTTGTAACAGTGTATTGATGCCGTTGATTGATCTAAATGTACTGGCATAAATTTCCTCGAAAGTACAACTATCAATTTTCCAATTGGTCAATTGTCCGGTTTCGCCTTCGACATACACACTGGTATTGTTATTAAAAAACTTAGTATTGATAAATTTAATAACTGACTCAGTTCCTGTCGGGTCACCTAATACTGGTGCAACTGTTTGTCGACATTTTGCACCGATGCTGACATTTTCAAAGATACAAGATTCAAATGTAATATCTGTAGTTAGCACTCCAGCTTTATTATTATTCCAAAATACTGCGGCTGGTTCTAAAGTTAACGAAGATACTGTATCAGTATGTATATCGTAGTTGCCTTTAAACAATACTTCAGTAAATTCACTAGATGCAACTCCGGAAAGTACTGTCTGTCCAGTTGTGCGTTGTATTGTTAAATTGTCTACCTTGATATTTTGAGGACGAGTAGTATCATCACCACTTGAGAAGTCTACTAGTTGTAGTCCTGTAGATGTTATGAAAAGAATATTATGTATGCTAAAGTTTAATACTGAGCCACGTTGTGTTTCTCCTCGAAGGATAATTCCGCTAGGCAGTGTTAAGTCGCTAGAGAAAATGTATTCTCCGTTTGGAACTACTAATACTTTCTTAAAGCCTGGATCAGCGTTTCTAAATAACTGTGTGGCAGCAGTTTCAAATGCAGTTACATTATCCGTAGACCCGTCACCAACTGCACCGAAGTCTATAACACTAACTTCAATTTCGTCAATCTTACTTTGGAACCCACGAGGTACGCTAAGAGTGATTGAAGTGTCGTTAGAAGCAAACTGGTAACTAGATATTAGTGCTAATATGTTATCGTGCTCTGTGAGAATTTTAGTGTTGCCTACGTAGGGCGCACCTTCTAGAACACTGCCATTACCAATAAACAACTCTTGACTGTCAACTGCCCAAGCAAATTCAGCAGAGCTTAGTTGCGGAACTCCACTGTTTGAATTTTTTTGTCCTCTACGGACCTGGATTTTTGAGATTTGAATTACGGCCACTTTATTCCCCTAGAAACTTCTATTTCTAGTATTTAGCTTATCTCAAAGCGTAATACTCTTCTACTTTGTTTAACCAAAGATCTTGGTACTTGTTAAAGTCTTTAGGTTCTAGTGTAAACTGTTGATATTCAAAAGCACGGCTACACATAAAGATAACACCCTTGCGAATGTCCGTGCCGTAGACTTCGTTATGTGCTAATATATAAGCCATTAACTGTAAGTAGTAGTCTTCTACCCATTCAGCTTTCTTAGGCTTATTGGTCTGCTTGTGATCGCATACTGCTGGCTCGCCGTCGTGTACTCCTACTAGGTCAGTTGTACCCGAATACAGTCCAGGAAAGTACAAGCTCTGTTCCATAGCCCATACTTCGTTCATTTTACTCAGCCCATTCTTAATGATAACATCAGCCATCTGATTAGCCTGTACGTGAACTGGGTTGTTACCCGGTTGTCTTTGCTCGCCGATCAGGAATCGTTCTAGGTTGGCATGCATGGCTGTTCCGACGCCGGACGCTTCGGTTACAATCTGTTGTGCTTTAGCTTCGCCGACTCGTTTCTTCCATTCATTCAAATGAGTCATATCCTTTGTTGCTGACAGGATAGTTGTAACGCTTGGAAGGCTTTCACCGTCTGGAGTTTTGTAAACACGCTTGCGAGTAACTGGATCGTTTACTTGGACACAGTTTTTATATTGGTACCGTTCAACGAACGGTGGTGGAGAAATAGTATTCATACTGTATATTATACAGTAAAAATACTATTCGGTCAACCTAGATTTAAACTTTTGGCATTGTTTGTGACGCAGCCATCTGACCTGCTGCTGCTGAATCGGCAGTTTGGTCTACTTGATCTTGACTTGTCTCGCCACTTTGTTGTGGACTTTGTGCTTGGTCGTCTGGTGCGCCTGGAACTTTTAATGTAATCCCGTCATCATTAAAATCTTTAACTAAAGATTGTAACGCAGGAGTAGTGTCAAACATCGACTTAAATGTTTCGTAATCTGCAGCAAACTCGAAACCGTTAGCTTTAGCGACCTGTGCTAATCCATTCCAGTTTAGACTAGCTGAAGCTTTCTTGCTAGCTGCACGTCCAATGTAATTCCTAAGAATCATTATGAACTTGTCAACTCCGGAATCACTATCTGCGAATTCAAAAAATCTCATCTTACCGCCGCCAGTTGTTTTTGCAATTCTTGTAACTGCTTTTGTGTTGCAGCGATTTGAGACTGTATCCCTTTCTTTTGCTCAGCACGAGCTAACGCTTGTTGTGCTTGCATCTTAGCATTTGCCTGGGGATCTTGAGCAACAGGAGCTGCGCCTGGAGCTGCACCCGGTACAGGAGCTGCACCCATTGCAGGAGCTGCACCCATTGCAGGAGCAAGCTCTCTAAGTCTAGAGTAATCACTCTCTGTAGTTATGCTAGATAGTCGCATTTTAGCCTGCTAGTACTTTTAACAAACGGCTACCGCGATCAATACTTTCTCGCTGGGTACGGCCCATTTCTTCGGCACCACCTGCTGCTGCATCGGCTGCACCAAACTCGTCGTCCATATCCATACCGTCGCCTGCATCATCTGGATTCATTGCGTCTGGTTCAGCAACATCGCCCATTTCTGGATCTTCAGCACCTAACATTTCCGGTGACTGTTCTTCGCCAGTCAACGCACGAACGCTAGTGCTTAATGCTTCGCGTGTAGCCTTTAAATTTTCTAGTGCAGATTGGATTGCTGGTGCGCAAGCTGAGATAAAGTTCTTAGCTGCTTCCTGTCCCATTTCGTCACGGATGCTGTCACCTAGTGTTAGTAGTGTGTCATTTTCCATGCCGCTTAATTCTTCAATCCAACGGCCAACTCTGTCAACCATTGTTTTTGCTGTGACGATTGCACTAGCCTGTTGGATTTCACCTTCTCTTAAATTGCGCATATTATCTCCTGTTTGTTCAATGCTTTCGTCATACTTATCGTGCTTGTCACGGATAGTATCTAATTTCTTTTCACTAGCACCTTCACGGCCTGCTTTGGCCAATGCTTTCATACCGTCCTTGCCATACTTCTCATTGCCCTTAGCTGCGCGGTTCATATCGCCTTCTTCCACGCCTTGCTCGACACCTTGTTGACTTAACATATCAATTGCTTGTTTGGCCGCTTGTGCCATCATTTCTGGATCGCCTTCGGCATTGGCACCTTCTTGGCGCATAAATTGATAGGCTTGGCGAAGTGTTTGATCTTTACTGCGTTTTACATCATTGAAATAATCGCCTAGTTCATCAGCAACATCGTCGATCATGTCTTCGCCTGCTCGGGCACCATTGTAAATATTTTGTATCGCTGACAACACAGCACTTCTAAGATCATCAACCCCTTCTTCTCCTACAGTGCCCACAATATACTCTGCTCTATCCATAATTTCTGCCACAATAGCATCGTGCATGAACTGAGCTTGCGAAAGAGCTTCGTTTTCAATATTTTCGTTGAATCCACCTTCTGTTCGGGCAGTGTGAATTTGTGTACGTAATTTATTACGTGCATCTTCCAGCTTAGGTGTATCGAAGCTTTCTAGGTTTAGTTTTTGTCCAAATGTTTTAGCTAGACTTTCGTTTAGTTTTTTAGCACTTGTTTTAAAAAGATCTGTTGTTTTCATTTTATAGTATCCAGATTGATGTAGTATTTATTCAGAAAGAAGACAAACGTTCTGCTATAATTTTTGTTTTATCGGTGCGATTTCTGCTTTCTGTGTACTTTGCCCACAGCACATCTGCTTTATCGTAGTCTCGGTTGTTAGTTGCTAGTTGATATTGCGACCGCAGCAGTTGACTATCTACAAACCAACGGCCATACTCTTGATCTGCGTTGTAGATGTTATCTTGTAGTATAACATTTTTACGCCTAGCAAGCAAGTTTGCCAAGCTGATTGCGGCACAATTTAAACTGATTTCTTTATATTTTATTTCGCCATGTTGCCAAAGGAATTTTAAAGATCCTTCGCTGGTAATTTTAACATCGCCGACCAGAATGCCGTCTGCTACCTTGACAGGCAGAATTGGATTCTTTTGTATTGCAGAGCGTAATGTTTGCTCTAGGCGTTTAGAAATATCAGTCATTAAAAAAGGAGCATCATGCTCCTTTATTTAACCAAGTAGTTGATTACGCCATCTTCATTAAGACTGCAATTGCTACTGATAATATCCCTGCTACTACTGTTCCGGCTGTACCAATAATTACTTTGGTCAAACTCTTTTGTCCGTCTACAATATCTTTGTGCATGATATCTACTTTGCCTTCTAGAGTGATTAGACGTTCGTCTAATTGCTCATAACGTAGTGCGCATAAGTCTACATGCGCTTCAAGGCTTGATCTTTCTAATTGTGTTGTTTGCGATGACATGTTGTTTGGGTATCCTCTTGTTAAGTCAAGTGCTCGCTCCGAGCCATATGCCTAAATTGTAAGTCGCCTATTGTTTGCCTTTGATACAGTATTTATCTCTGTCGTGCAGATTCGTAGTCTTGCATCAGATTTCTAATGTCTCTTAGACTGTATTTTATTTCAACTAGTCCACTACCAGTAGTGGTATAGAAATTTATTAAAGTCTTAACCACATACATAACCCAGAACCACCAACTAATTGCTATCACTCCTATTAGCGTAATACCGATAATTGCAAGTAAGTTATTTTGATGACTAATTGCCCATAGAGACAATGCTAGTCCTCCAGACATCATTATGCTGGCAGCTATCATAACTTGTTGCCAGTGTAGTTTTTTTATTATAGTATTCATACTAGTATTTAAACTCGATTACAAAAAATTAATACTACGAGATAATTTCTACGTAGGTATTGGTATTGCCATTAGCTGTTTGAAACGCAGCAGGAGTTATGTCCGTAGTATTTGCAAGATCAGGAATGACCGGCACACCATGCAGATCCTTAATCAATAAGCCTACTGGATTATTATCCTCAAGGAAAACATCGTCGCGCTCGCTGTCAAACTCCCAGGACCAATATGCAGCCTTGCCGTTAAATGGATCCGGCAACTGCCCTATGACCATTTTAGGATCAACTAGCCATTCTGGGTTGGCTCGTAATCCAATGGCCTGTATGAGACTGTTAAAGTTTGCCTGTTGGCTTAATTTTAGTTTATCAGTTTCACTACGGTCGGGATTCGTACGAGTGATATCAATCAAGGTTGTTATTTTGTATCGTGCCATCAGATATATTTACGCAGATAAAAAAAGGGTGGAAAATAAATTCCACCCTTCACTTCCTATTACTAGGAAATACTAAAATTACTTAGCTGGTGTAAAGATTGCAATAGTAGAAACTGTCAACCCACCAATTTCCATATCAGCTGTAGCTGCGGTGAAATCGCCTGTACCTTGGATACGTAGGAATACAGTGTCAGTGGTTCCACTAACGAAGGCTGTACCGTCAACTGTACCAACACCGGCGATTGTGAATGCTGAGTCGCCATCGCCAGCTGAACCATGTGATGTTGTCAAGTAACCAGCAACTGATTGGATATCAGCGTCTGTTAAGTCTGTACCTGCCAATGAAACAATAACTGTTGTACCTGCATCAGAAGTACTGATGACAGTTTTTAGTGCGTTGGCACCAAAAGTTGCTGCTGTACCGCCTGCGTTGTTAACTGTTTCTACTCTTGTGTATAAATTTGCCATGATATATTATTCCTTTATAATTATGCGAATACTGCTGCTGTAACTGTTGCTGATCCGCCTGTAGCTGCGTTGATCGCTGCTTCAAATAGACCGTAGCCTGCTGTGTCGTCAGTTGCAGTATCTGATGCTGATAGTGTGTCTTTAGAAACAATAACAATTGCTTCGTTAGTTGTTAACACTGCTGCGTAATAAACTTCAGCCATTCTTTGTACACCTTGAATTGCTTTAACAAAATTGCTGCTAGAAATAGTTGGTGTTGTCTCAATGCCTGTTAACGTAATTTTCAAGAATGAAAGTTCACGTGTACCGTAAGCACCACCATTGTACCCGTCTGTGATTTTGAAGTTGTTAGCTGGTAAGTAAGCTGTTGTAATTGCTGCACCTGCATTGCTGTAGGTTTGTGCGAAAGATGTTAGATCTGCCATAATATGTTCTCCTTGATTATATGACCTCGCTCAGAGGTCGGCATAGTATTTATATCAAAGAGAAAAAATCATATTTAATCGGCTCTAAACGGCGTCCAACGGTCACGTGGAACTAGCTTAACAGCGTTTGCTGTACTCATATAGCCTTCTCCGCCTTGTTTGCCGCCTGTACTAGCAGCAACATCGCCTCCTGCACTATCAAGCTCACGGATAATTTCATCCTTGGCTTTCATTAGCTCACGTACTAGATAAAATATATCTTCGAGTGCGCCTGCATTTATAGCTGCTAGATCGATAATCTTCTTCTGTTTAGCAGGACTAACTTTGCTAGTAGATAACCAGTTAAGGAATACCTCCGGAGCAATTTTGTCTAGTGCTTTGGCTTTACTTTGATTATTAACAAAGGTATAAATGATAGTCTTTAGATCACTAAGTCCTGCAACTGGTGCTAGGAACTTGTCAATCAGAGCGCTTTTACTATTAGCAATTTTTGCAATTGCTGCTAAGTTATCTGCATTAACTGCGGGCTGATGGTTAACATAAGTTTGACCTAATACTACTAATTGTGCATTAGAGTTTAGACTTGACACATCGTTGAGATCATCGCCGTCTTTGTCTCCGAAACTATTTAATACCTTGTGTGCAGCAACTGCAATCTTGGCATTGGCAATTCTACGGCCCAGTTCGCTAACACCTTTCACTGAATAGGTTGTCTGGTTAGGAGTAAAACTCATCACCCCATTAGCACCTTCATACGGCTTACCTGGGTGGAATAGAATGTCACCATAGATATAACCACGGAAGTCTTTGGGAGTACCTGCTTCGAAGATAGGCCATAGACTGGCCATATCGTTGGCAAACTTCTCACGCCACTCTTCACCCTTGCCTCTACTTAGGATAAACTGTTTTAGTTCTTCAGGGCTAGAGCTCTTGCCTTCTTCACGTCCCCAGTTATTCTTACCAACCATACGGAACGTGCCGTCTTCTTCACGTCCCCAATACACTGTTGGATTGCCGTCCCACTTGACCGTTACGTCTTTGGCATCTTGTGCTAGACTTTTAAGAATCTCAACAGCACGTTTAGCACCACTAGGCTCTGTAAATACAAGATCCTCTAAGTGGTTAAACTCGCGACCAACTTTCTTCGGAGGAGCAGCTTCAGCTTCGCGCAGGAATTCAAATGCTCTCATTTTGTTGCTTCCATCATTCTGCGGAACCACGCCGGCGTTCCAGTCATTGCACTTTCAAAAGATATAATATTTTCAGGTAATGTGATACCCTGTTTGCCCAATGTGTCTCTTGCACCAGCAATTAGCGCTTCGTAGTTAGGCAATTTTTTAATGTAATCTAAAATGCTGTCAACGCTCTTAACATCTTTTACTGTGGCTGTTTGCCCTAGTAGCACTTTGGCAATCTGGTTCCAGTCATTGCCATTTGGCAATAGCTCATCGGTAGTTGCACTGAGTAAACCATGCTTAGGACTGTACTTTAATCCTTTTGCACGAGCAATTGAGCTCAACACAATGTGACGGTGTTCGCCACGGTAAGCACCTTGTCCACCGATCATTGATCCTTGTTGGAACAATGGATTAGCTGAGAACATGAAGTCTGCTTGCACGAACCCATTTGCTGGATCACCACCAATTGGAGTTTTCCAATGCACGTTGTCACCCGTTAGTTTAACATTCTCTTTGCCAAACTGTGCTATTAGCTTGTTGGCAAATTCTTTCTTGTCTACTTCATTTGCATCTACTGATAGGTCAAGATCACCACTACTGTTCTTTTCAAACGTGCCATCGGCATCTTCTTTGCGGCCAGTAGTACCTAACCATTTAACAGGCTTCTTATCATCAAGCTGCTTTTCTTTAGTAAAGTCCAAGCCTGTGATTTTTTCAATATAGGCAACGGTACTTTCAACGTCGCCAGTGGCAATGCGCTGTGTTAGCGGTTGCTTGTCTGGGCCTTTAAAAATATTTCCGCCCTCTAGTAGTAGATTACTTTTTGTCATCTGATTCCAGTAATTTCTTTGTTTTGCGTGATTCTGCTATCTTACGTATACCGCGAGTAAATTTAGCAGTATCTTGTCCTTTAATAGCGTTAATGAAACGGCGCTCCAGCTCATCTGCTTGATCTGCATCATAATGTTTATGCAGGCTTTCTAACAGATTGATTGCAGAGTTGATAATGTTAGTGGCGCGACTTTCAAAAAGTCCGTCCTTGTTCCGTACTTCGGCAATTTCATTTAATTCTTGTAGGATAGATCTAGTTCTAATTTTCATCACTTTTCCAAATTATAATGTATTTAACTATATTTAAAAGTTATTATACAATAGTTTACGGTGCTTTGCAACCACTTGACAAATGTGCGGTTGCAGCGTATAATGTATAAATACTAAGTAGAAACCATGATAACGTTTCTACTGATAATACACACATTCAAAGGAAATAAAAAATGTTTAAGAAACTAAAAGCACTCTTACAAGGAGTTGCAACTCGGTTTGACACATCTCGTCAACGCGAACTTGAACTCTTTATTAAGAGCAAGAACCCTACCTGCACAGCAGACCTAGAACAGCTAGTACGCACGTACGAGCGCTCACTAAGGAGCTCACAGTATGGTTACTAAAATTAAAAACTCCATCAAATCGTTCGGTTGTGCATTGTTCAATGCAATGATCATCAGTGGCGAAAGCCGTACTCAGCAA